GATCAACTCCACAGACATGCCGCCGTTGCGGGCGATCACGAACTGCTGGAAGTCGCCGACGAGGGCCTGGCCTTCGGCGGTGGTCGTCCACGTCGTCGAGTCAGGCATGTACGGCGACTCGTACACCGGCTTGTTGAACAGCTGATCGGCTCATGCTTCGGGCAGGTTCACGGTGTAGCTGTGGAACACGTTCGCGGCGCCGAGCTGCCGAATCGCGTTGTTCACACCGATGCTCATGAGCCACGACGCGCCGCGGCGGAACCGCTGCGGCAGCGCCTTCCACACCGCGTACGGGTCGGCCGCGGTCAACAGACCGGTGCCGGACGCGAACTTGATCCGGTCACCCGACGTCGCCGAGATCGCGGTCAGGATGCCCTTCGGCTCACCCGACCCGGAACCGTTGGTGAACTTCTGCACCAGCAGCTCGTCGTAGCCGGCCGCGAGCAGCGTCGACATCTCCGACGCGAACGACGGGTAATCCGACTGAACCTCGATCGAGAAAGGTATGAAACCTCGTGCCATGTGCACCGACACGGTCGGCTGCGCCAGGGTCGGCGCGTTGTCGGTGGTGACCGAACCCTCAGTCTGGAACGCCCACGTCACACCAGCCGACGAGACGCCCTTCCAGACGGTCGTGTTGATGTCGACCTGCTTACAGATCTGCAGGAACGGGTTCCCCGATCCCTGCGCGGTCATGATGATCGACGGGTCGATGAACACGGGGATGCCGAAACCGCCGGCGGTGGTGGTGAAGTCGGCCATGGCGCGGAACTCCTGCCACGCCAGCACGGCCCGGTTCTCCTCCGGGGACAGGATGGGGTGCGGGTCGGTGACCAGCTTCATCCACGCGTTGCGGTAGTCGTCGTTCTCGGTGACGAGGATCCGCCGGGCGATGGTCGGGTTCTTCCGCAGCTGCTTCTCTACGTGGGCCTTCTGCTCCGCGTCGAGGTGCATCGCGGCGTCTCGGTCGTCCAGACGCCGGAGTGCGCTGTCGCGGGCTTCGGTGTTCGTCATGCGGCGGACGTCGCCGAACGCGTCGTCGCGGTTGCCGACGTGGAACTCGGCCCGCTCCACGGCCTTGGGGCGGCGGCGGAACACTTCCTGGATCGCCCGGTTCTCCTCGATCTTCTTGATCGCGGCGTCGCGGAGCTTCAGGCCGTACTCGAACGCCTTCTGCTCGTCGTCGGTCTTCTCCCGCAGCTCGCCCTCTTCGGTCTGATGCAGAGAGCGGAGGTGCGCGTCGAGGATCTCGACGAAGTCGTCGAGTTCCTGCGCGGTCTTGCCGCGGAGCTCGTCGGGAGTGGTGCGGTCGGTGAGGTCAGCCGCGTCCTTGCCGCGGAGCTCCTCGAGGATTTCGGTCATCTGAGAATGCCTCTCAGTCGTAGCGCCCCGTCATCGAGGCGCTGCCTGGTGGTGGGTTGTGCCCTCTGGGCATCACCGCGACCCGAGCTCCGCGCGTCGGATACCCCGGTGAAGTCATCAATGGCCCGCAGTTCGGCGGCGAGCTCACGCAGCAGACTGCGATGCTCAGCCGGATCCATCTGGGCGAGAAGGGACCGCACGCTGACGGTCGTCTGGTCGTAGGCGGGGAACACGACCGGCCCGATCTCCCGCGTGTCCGTGTCGCCGATCTCCCGGTAGTCGGTGCCGTCCCGCTTCGACCACGTGTCGCCGCCCTTCGGGACGGAGAACCGGAACGACATCCCCGTGATCGCCCGCTCGGCGATGGCCTGCCGGACCGGTTCCACCGTCGCGTTGTCGAACAACCTGGCCCGCACATACAGGCCCTGCTCGTCCTCGCGTAGGTCCTGGATCGCGCCGATCGGCACCGCGCCGACCCGGGGGTCGCGGCCGTGCTCGAACTGCAGCACCGGGGTGCGCCGCTCCAGGGAGCGGGTGAACGCGCCGGGCAGGATCACCTCGTCGAACTCGCCCTGCATGTCCTGGATGCGGGCGGCCTGGTTGAACACCGCCGCATACCCCTCGAGGGTCCGGCCGTCATCGGAGGAGCGGGACTCGAACTCGAACGCCCGCACACACATCAGGTCGGCCGGCCGGGAGTTCGACTGCTGCGGCATGTCCGCGACCGTGTGGCCGAACTTCACCATCGCCGCCCGGATGCGGCCTTTGATCGCCTTCAACTGTGCCGGGGTATAGAGCTTCGCGTTGTCCGGCTGGTTGATGTATGACCAGGCAGCCTTCACCTTGTCCGCGGTCAGCGGGTAACGCTTCTTGCCATCTTTTTGATAGCCGGGGTCGGCGTAGGCGACGTCGCCGTACGGCTTCTTTGCGTCGGCCCGCTCGAGAACGTCGGTCATTACGGCTCCCTCATTTGGCATGCGATGCGGCCTTCTTCGCTTCCCACTCAGCCAGCGCCGCGGCGGCCTTGGCCCGGGTCTTCGCGGTGACGTGGCCCTCACCGGACGCCCAGTTCTTCACCACACCCACCGCAAGCTGAACCGCCTCGGATTCGGTGTGGCCGTTGCGGATCAGGGCGTGCGCGATCGCCCGGATGAACAGCGGCAGCCCACCGACCCCGGTGACCCAGTTCTTCCCCATCCCGATCGGGGACACGTCATAGCGGTTCTCCTCGACGTCGAGGAGAACCTGCTCAAGTTCGTCGTCGTCCGCGTCGTCGTCCGCCCGGGCGAGCGGGACGTGCGGCAGCCGCGGCAGCTTGGGCGGGGACACCTTCGGGAATCCGCCACCTATGGCGTGGGGTGCTCCGTTGGTCTGTCCGGCGCCGGGCTGCTGCAATTGGACACTGACGAGCCCCGAATGCTGCAGCAGGTTCGCGTCCTGCCCCTTGACCGCCTTCACCGCAGACTCAGCGGTGAACCCGGCCTGGATCAGCGACCCGATCGTCGCGGCCTCGATCTCCATGATCTGCGCCGCGTTCAACGCGTCCTCACGTAGAATCGGCACGTCCGCCGTGTCATACCAGAGCTCCGCGCCCGGTGGGACGTTCACCAGCGGCGCCAACGCCGCGCACAGGTCCTGCAGCGTCGGCAAGATCCACGTGTCCGCCCAGATCCGGCGGGCCATCGCGAAGTTCCCCGCATTCAACGCCGACCCTTGCAGGCCTTCCGACGCGGCCAGCACCACCGGATGCACCCGCGACAGCATCGAGATGCGGGTCTCCCCGGCGCCCTGCGTCGACTTCATGTCGATCTGCGCCAGATCCGACCCGACCACCGTCGCGTCCGCGCCCTGCGTCAAATACAGCGTGCGGTACGCGTTCTGCACCCCGGCGTGACGTTCCTCCATCATGTCGACGAGCTGATTGAACTGCTCCCGCGACGCCGCGGTCAGGCCCTTCACGACCAGGTTCGGGGTCGCGCCGTTCTCGAAGAACCGGATCTTGTGGTCCGTCGTCAACGAATCGGCCTGGATCTCCCGGATCGCCGGCGTCACCCACGACATCCCGATCCCGGCATGCAGCGGGTCAGGGATCGGCGACCAATGCGCCACCTCACCGACCGTGAGGATCTGCGGTTTCGTCTCCTGCGAAGAGAAGATCCCGCCGTTCTGATAGATGTAGCCGAGCAGCTTCCCGTCCAGAGCCTGCGACGGATACTCCGGCTCCGACTCCGACCCGTACACGATCGCGGTCCAGTCCGGCCGCAGCACCCGCAACCGGCCCGGGGTGTAGTTCGTGACATACGAGTTCCCCGCCAGGCCGGCGTGCCACTCCATCTTCGTGACCAGCTCACCCGTGGTCGCGTTCGCCCACGGCTGCTCAAGAGGCTTCAGGTCCCGCGTCCCGAACGTCCGCCGCGGCGAGTTCGACGAGGGCAGGTTCCGGAACGTGAACCGCACCTGCGACAACACCAACGCCCGGACCATCTGCGCCGCGAACGCCGGCGGGCACCTGCGCAGCGCCGCAGCGAACCCCGGCAACGACCGGTCGATCTCCTGCGCCCGCGTCGCCCCGTAGGACGTGTTCACCCCGATCGGGTACGTCTGCCCGTTGTACCCGAACGACGTCGGCAGCAGGAAATCCTGCACCCACTGGTCGATACCCGACCGGGACTCGCCGCCAGGCAGTGCCGCGGTGACCCTATCCAGCAGGGCCACGAGTACGAGCCTTCCGGACCGGGCCGCCGGCCTCGAGGTAGCCGACCTTCACCGCGACGCAGCACCACACCACGCCTAGGAGCAGCTTCGCGACCATCCACCCGATCAGGTAGAAGACCCCGGCGAGCAGCGTCAGCAGCAGCCGCCCGACCTGGACTTGCTTGGCTTCGGTGTTGATCCGCTCGAGCGGCACATGTTCCAGAACCGTCACTGTGTCGCCTTCCGTCTTATCGCCAGGCGCCGAAGAACACCGGCGGGGCGTGAGTCGCGAGCCCGAACAGGGCGTTGGTAGCGGCGATTACCGGGCTGATGTCCGTCGAGCCTCTGGGGTCCCATGTGTGCGCGTCGCCGCGTTGCCGTTTCTGCGCGGCCTCGAGCGCGACCTGCAACGCTGGCTGGTCGTAGTGCCGCAGGTAGGGCGCGTCACCTGCCGCTGCGGCGATGAACATCCCGTATGCCTGCCCCGACTGGGTCAACGTCAACGGCGTCAGCGCCACGCCGGCCTTCTCGATCGCGGCCTTCTCGATCGCGGCCGGGTCCTTGTCGTCGAGGACCACCACAGCTGGCTGCCACTCATCGCGGAGTTCCTTGAGCCGTGCCGGCATCCACGACGTCCCCGGCTTGTAGTCGATCAGCTGCACGTACACTTCGCCGCCGCACTGTCCGGCGACCACGATGGAGCCCCATTTGGCATCTGGCCATGACGCCGACACGGCGAACGTGAACGGGCCGTCCGGGCGGCCAGCGGCACCACCCCGGGCCTCCCACGCGGAGGGTGGGATCGGCGGCGGCAAGATCGCCGCGACATGCTGGCAGAGCACCTCAGTGCGGAACACCTGCTCCGGGTCCGTAGCGAGCGCAGCCAGGATCGACGCCTCGCCGAACGCCGCATACCCGAGCGCCGGGTTCGCCTGCCGCCACCCAGCGCGGTCATCCATCGCGCAGCCGGGGGAAGCCGACCACTCGAAGATGCCGAGGGACCGTTCACCCTCACCGTGGACCGTCGCATACCCCTGCTGCCGGAGATGCTCCAACACCACCGACATCTCATCGCCCGCGTTGGACAGGCACAGGATCTGCGGGTTCGGGCGGGCCATCGTCGTCTTCGTGACCGCGCCCCACGCGTCCCACGTCTGATGCTCCCGCAGCTCATCCAGAAGCACGAGATCACCCGACAGGCCACGCCCGCCGCGACGGGACGCGGCAGCGACCTTGTACCGCTCCCCCGTCTCCAACCGCAACGCCTTCTTGCCGTTCGTGCGGTCCACCGCCGCGATCTCCGCCGCAAGCTCGGGAACACCTTCGGCCATGTCGACCGCGCCGGTCCACGCCTCTTCAGCGACGTCGAGGTTCTGCGCCGTCCCAATCACCAAGCTCGCGCCGTCCACATACATCCGCCACAACGCGAGGATCTGCATCAGCGTCGTCTTGCCATTCTGCCGCGCCACCAACACCACAGCGGTCCGGAACCGGTAAGAACCGTCCGGGAGCAGCTCAAGCAGATGGATCAGCAGCCACCGCTGCCACGGGAACAGATCAATCCCCAACACGTCCCGAGCGAACGTCGCAGCCTCAAACCCACGAGACGTCCGAGGCGTCAACTTACGAAGCGGAGGCGTCCACACCCTTGGCGTTTCGGCGCCGAGCAGACCGGAGTTCCGCGAGACGGCCACGAACCGCCTCCTCCACCCCCAGCGCCTTACGCTCAGCCGGCGCACCACCAAGAGACTTCAACGCGTTCGCCAAATGCGGCCCGATCCACCCGATCGCCTTCTGCGCATCCGCCATCGCCTCAAGCGCCTCGACCCGCTTGAAGATCGACTGCGACCGATCCGACACGTCCAGATCGGCCAGACGCTCAGCCAACAGGTGCGCATCCTCGATCGTCTGCGCATACCGCAACGCCAGCGCCAGCATCGCCCGATCCGCCGGGTCCAGCCACCCCATCGAATCCGCAGCAGCCTGCACCGCCGACACCAGGTCCAGCGACCCCGGCGGATCCAACCGCGTCACCTTCCCTCGACCCGCCACGCGTCACCACCTAGGGGGAGGGCCAACGGGGAGAGAGTTTGCTTCATTGGCGGTCGTAGCATGTCGGCTTTGCCCGTCTCGACCCCGCCCCCCTACCCATAGCGGGTGGGTGCGGCTACCAGATTGGCGGTGTTGGTCGCTGCGTCTGCCTGTATGTGCCGCCGTGCCATGGTCCGTGCTTGCGTGCGCGTGCGCGTCCGCCTTTGCTCGCGCCGTCGTTGCGGTTGCAGTCCTTGTCGCTGAACCCTATGTATCCGACGTTGCTGTCCTTGTGGTCGTAGTGCAGGGCGGAGCGGCGCACGCCGTTGCGGTCGGGCTTGGCCTTGGCCCACTTGTAGATCATGTGGCGTCGGCCTCGCCTGTACCAGCAGTGGGCGCACAGGGACCAGTCGGGTAGGGCAGCGAAGGCGGCGGCGCGGGCTTTGGCGTGGGTGTGGTTGTAGCGGTCGGCGCTGGTTGCTGTACCGACGAACCCTGGCATGGGTTACTCCTCGGTGTGCCAGCAGGTGACGCCCTCAGCGTGGAGGTAGGTCGAACTCGCCGGCCTTGACGCCCGCGATGAACGCGCCCCACTCAGCCGCGGTGTATAGGACGGGGACGGTCTCGTTGATGGAGTGCTTCACGCCGACCCGGCCATCGGTGAACTGGGTAACGGCGACGCAGGCGCCTTGGCCTGCGGAGAAGCTGGACTTCTTCCACGTGTCATCGAGCATGATCAATTCCTTTCCCGTCAGCCTCAGTGACCGACTGCATCAGCCACGCCTGCGGCCCAAGTCGACACGGTCACCGATGACCGCCTCACGTGCGCCGCTAGCCGGGCCAGCCGGGACCTTTGGACGCTGCATGATCGGCTTACCACCACCCAGATAGCCACGCTGCGGGGACTGCATGTCTAGCCACATGAACAGTGTGAGCAGCCCGATAGCCGCGAGGACAATGAGAATCGGCTCGAGGATGCTCATCAGCGCAGCTGGAACGCGAGAGGCAGCAGGTAGAACGCCAACCCCGCAGCGACCAGAGCGAGCACCCAGCCACGCTCGACCACAGCGACGACGGCGGCCACGCAGAACAGCACGAACGCGATCACGTCAGCGGTGTGCATGGCGAGCCTCCATAGTGTTTGACGCTACGGCGCTGCTTGGCGTAGTGTTATACGCATGACAACCAGCGAATGGGGAATCTTCAACGACGAGGGATGCATCGAGGCCGGCTTTTACAGTCAGTACGGAGCCGATGAAGCCGCCTTGATCTATCGCAATGACGAGGCCGTGACCGTCGCGAAGATCTGCCCCGATCACGAAGAGCAGCCAGCAGACACATGCGAAGAGTGCTACTCGGAGGAAGAGCCCGAGGACGATGATGCCTAGGCCCGGCCCGCGGCGTCCACTCGTAGCAATCCGGCTCAGCGCCGAAGGCATAGCCCACATCGACGGGCTCGCCGCGAAGGCAGGCGTCACGCGGTCCGAGATGATCCGCACCCTGCTGACCGAAGCCGTTGCGGCACGGCAGATGCCCACACCGCGAGCTCGGCCCGTCCGCACCGTCACACGGAAGGAGCAGGTGTGAAACAGCACCCGTTCGAGCCGTTCCCCGGCACGGACGCGGAGATGTTCATCCAGTGGAAGGGCACCAGCGTGTGCCTCGACTTCTACTGCCCCTGCGGCGCTCACGGCCACTATGACGGGGACTTCGCGTACAACCTGCGCTGCCCGGCCTGCGGGGCCGTGTTCGAGCTGGGTACCCAGGTGCGGGCCGTTCGACTCGCCGACGACGCCGTGGACGAAGCGCTTGTGCGGGACCTTGAAGTAAGCCCAGCGGGGTGAACGGCTATGTCAGGCCGCGGGGCGCAGACCGGTTCCGAGCATGGGAGGGATGTCTGCACGCGCGTCACACCGCTGGACGTCAAATCCCCACCAGTCACGGATGACGGCGGGGAGCAA